ACCGAAACTAATTTATTAGTAGCCATCTCAGCAACTTCTTCTACTGTATGGCCTCTACCATGTGTTGTCTTTACTCCAAGGTTTCCTATGGAGATTTTAAATGAATCAGTTTCCATTAATATTTCTCTGGTTCTGGTGGACCAATGTCTTGTCTTCCCGAAAGTCCTGTAAGTGGTTTTTCTTCTAAAACTTCCGAAAGGTTTCCAACAGCTAATTCACCTTTGTCTAAATATACCACAGGTGGATCATCAAGCCTATGGTATCCATATAATTTTTCTTGTATAGATACGTTTGTGTCTAATAGTGAAGAAGACGGCGCTATTGCAACATCTATTCCTTCTTGAATACATTTAGACAACCAAAACTCGCAACACGCTCGTCCCATTTCTCCAAAATGAACGTTGGTTTTATATGTAAAATCAGCGCCGAACATGTTGATAGAGCCCACTTCTTGGTAAAGAGCAAACGCAATTGCATAAGCAATAGAGTTATTAAAATAAGCGCAACCTGTTTTTTGAATAACTTCTTGCAAAGGATATAAAACAATTCCAGGAACACGATTATCTTCTACACAAGAATAAATTGGAATATCTAGTCTTGGCAATGTTCTGCGCATTACTTGTGTTTGTGGTCCGGCGTCAAAGGTATCAAAAAACCGAGTGGCCGGGTCCATAATAAACGCTCTGTCTGGACTTATAACAGCGCACATTGAACCTATTGCCCAAACCTCATCGTATTGTTGACTGTGGCTGATGGACAAATGGTAGTCTATTTGACTTCTGCCCATAGCAACTATGGCAATTTTCTTGCCTTTTAGTTTATTTTCTAGCATTTATTGTTGTTGAGGAGAAACAAGTCCTCTTGGTCTATCAAAACGATTTTCGTCTCTTGTAGCTCTTCCTTCCATTAAAGTTATTGCGTTTGCCAAGGCATTTTGAAAACGCTGCTCAAACATATTTGTTTCGTTTAGGTCTTGTTTCATAAAGATGCTGGCTTCTACTAAACTTCCATACAACAATAAATTAGGTGTGTTGGTGGAAACCCAAGTTGTTCCACTGTCTCCTTTAGTTGTTAAAGATGCCGGCTCATATAGGTAATGCAGTTCAAAAGTTAGATTTGCGTTCGGTGTCGGCGCTAGTATAAATGTGTCGTCGTCAAATTGTCCGTAATATTTGGGCACCCCAGTCGTTGCTGCTGACTTTATGTAGCTTCTCATAAAACTTGGGTGTTTAAGTAATAGATACGTATAGTTGTTGCTGCTGTCTAAAACAGCCAAGCTTAAAGGTGCGACAAAATCTGTCGGTGCAGAAAGATAAGCGTTTCCAGAAGCAGCCGTGCCTGTAACGTTTTTGCGAAAAACATTTAATTCAATCGTGTTAAATATACGGTTTTCCGCTTCTTGAATAAATGTGTCGAGCGTATTAACAAAAGTAGTTTCAGAATTATCCATGTAATTCTGAATCGCTGTCTTTAGTCCGCTGTATGTAAAACTCATGTTGTTGGTCCTGCTGTTGCTTTAAAGCCGCCACCACTTACGTCTCCTGTGGTTGCCGTGCCGGTAGATGTAAATTTATAGTTATTGTCGTCTACAACGGTTATTGTATATCCACCAGACGCTTCAAGTACAGTTGTTGTTATGCCATCAAAAGCCGCTGTGTTTCTAAAACGAACAGTGTCTCCGTTTGTTCTGTTGTGCTTAAACTCTGTAACCTGAATCTGAGCATTTTCTCCGGAAGTCAGTGTTTTAAACGGATCTAAAGGAAGTGCCGCTTGCGCTGAACCAACTGATACAAAACCGCCTCCGCCTCTTACAGCACTGTCCGCTGTACCAGAAGAAACCCCAAAACTGTATGTATCGGTGCTTATAACCGTTATTGAATATCCGTCAGGGTCTTCTAAAACAGACGAAGAGAGTCCAGCAAAAGGCTCAGTTCCTCTAAATCTAACTTTATCTCCGGTTGTTCTTCCATGATCGTCTTCAAAAACAGTTACCACTGCGCTGCTTGCTGTAGACAAAAACGGATTGTTTACCAACAAAGAATCGGAAGTTGGTTCTACTCTAGCAGGGCGTGGGTTTCTTATTGCTTCTGCATCAGCGGCAAACTGGGGTGGGTTTAGTTGAGGGTGTTTTGGTTCCCATTGATCTGGGCCGACCAAAAAACCATCCCAAGTCATTTTCATATCTCTTAAACGATAACGAAAACCCGATATATCACATATACCCCAAGTTCTTTTGCCGCTTGCAAAAGCCATTATATAACTGTCCTAGATGGAAGAAAACGAGAACTTACAGTGTCTATGTTTTCTAAAGAAGCTCTTTGCCATTCTTCATCGTACACCTGTTTTAAAAGTTGTATTCTTTCAGGCGCTCTTTTCATAGCAATATAATACGCAAGACCTGCAACCATAGCGGGGAGAAACTGGAAAGTGATTTCTAGTGTGTTTGTAAACACGCCCGCGTCTTGTATTCTCGTAAGTGCATAATACCTAAAAACATCTGTTGAGTTTTCAGGTGCTGGATACAAATACAATTTAGGCGTTATAGATCTTTCTACATAAAACTGAGTGGGTCGCGCTTTTATGGTTTTATCTGGCAAATAATGGTAGTCACTTCTACTGATTCTATTTACTTGATAATCGGTTGTGGTGCTCCCAGAAGTGGTTCTAATGACCGCTGACAAAACATTTACTAAGTCGACGTCAAGATCATAACTAGCGGTGCCCTCTGTTAAAGACTCCGTTCTTTCTTCTATAACCCAAAGATTAAGCCCTCTGTTTGACCAATCGGCAAACATAAGGTTTAAAGAACGCCTAGCTGTTTCTAAATCATAACCCGTTCTAAGTTCCAGACCACAACGTTCAAAAGCTTCTTCGATTAACTCATCAACGTTCAGGTCAAACGCGGTTGTCCCTGAAGTTGCCATGATTACGGCCTACGGTCTTTTTTCTTATAAGAGCCTATAGCACCGCCGCCCATGTATCCCGGGATTTTTCCGCCGTGCTTATAGCCTTTAACTTTTTTGCCGCCTGTGTAGCCGGAGCCTTCTTGGGTCCAGTCTTGGCCTTCTCGTATCATTTCTCTTTTTCTTCCTAGTCCTGGCATAATTTACCTCTAATTATTAGGTGCTTCATAATATTTTATGAACTCGCACCAGACTGTGTATTCATTTCCTGCATCGGAAGTTGATGGAATAACGAAAAGAACGTCTCCACTGTATCCCGTCGCTTCTGTGTTGACCAATCCTCCAATAGAACTAAAGTCAAACATATTGTCATAAGAAAGCGTTAAAAAAGTAACGTTAGTGTCTGCATCCCAATCTAGGGAAGCAGGAGCATCTGTTCCTCCGCCTACTGTGTACCAGATTTTACTCAGTGCAACGTGAGCGCAAGATTTTCCGTTGTTTTTTGTCAATGCTGAAACATCAACCAACGTTGTGCTACTTGCGCTTCCGTCTGATAAAACTGAACAATAAACAATTAGTTTTTTGTCGTAGTCATACTGAATGGTAGGGCCTGTGACTGTATTAGCCATGGTTTACCTCCTTATGCGTCAGCGAATGGAGTAACTAGTGTTCCTGAACCAAGTATGATTCCTTCCACCGCATACTTAGCAGAAGCCATTGCAGTTACTTTTACAATACTGCCTGCTAGTCCGCCCTTAGTGCTTCCGTTCATAGTGATAACGTCGTTGCTCGCACCAGAGATAAAAGTCTTCCCTGTTGCATCAGTAACACCAGTGTAAAGACCGCCCACAAATTTATCGGTTCCATCAGTTAAGATGTCCATATCTGTTGCTGCGGTGACAACTATAAACGTAAAAGTAGCGCCTAGGTTATTGGTTTGGTTTGGATCGTCGTCACTGCCTGGAGCAGTTGCAACAATAGAAGGTAAAGTAAACTTACCGTCTGCGTCATTAGTTATTAATACTTTGCCTGCATGTGCTGCAACGGTCAAAGTTGTGTCAGCAGTTAGGCTAACTACGTTAGCGTTTCCTGCCGAAATAAAGCCAGCCAATGATTGAACTGGTCCTGAAAAGGTTGATTTTGCCATAATTTTTTCTCCTGAAAAAATAAGTCCTATTGTCTTGGCTTGTCTGCTAGGTCAGTCGATAGGACAAGGTTATCCCTAGATACAATAACTATATTACTTGGAAAAAATATAAAAAGAAAGAGAAAGTGTGCCGCGTTGAGTAAGAAACCCGCGGCGGGGTTCCATATTTAGCTTTATGCTCCGGGGCTGCCAAAGACTGCTCGGGGGTCAGACCACCCAAACGAATATCTTTCGCGTGCCTTGTATCGAACATTACCGGTATCGAAATCTGCTTCCATTGAAGTCTTGATTGGTGAACGGTTAAACATTTTGAAACCGTTTGGACAATCAGTCTTAATGAAGAAAGCATCTGTATCGGTAAGATAATGATTTACGACGTAGCCTTCTGGGACCATGCCCATGTTGCGTACTGCGTTTATATCATTATCAGAAGTTCCTACACGTCCAGGTGATTCCATGAGTCTATCAGCAGTGAACTGTAGCTCTTTAGGAATAATTAGTTTTACTCCTTGTAGTGCTACTTTAAGTCCACGCTCATCTGTAAATGCTGCAATGTCAATCAGTGCTTGTTCCAACGAAGTTTCGTTTAGGTCAGCAGCAGTAGAAAGCTCGTTACGCAAATTAGCGCCACCTACAGTTGGGTGGTCTGTTGCGCAAAGCTCTTTACCGTCACCGCCAGGGTAACTAGAGTTGAATGCTCTGTTTAATACAGAAGCAGCTTTTACTTGCTTAGTGTTGCTCATACTTCTTGCAAGCGCACGAGTGTATCTTGCTGACAGTTTGTCATAAAGATTGTCCTCGATAGCTTCTTCAGTAATTGAAAACGCCAAAGCAATAGTTTCATGTGTGTACCTAGAGGTAAAGGCTTCTTGTGCTGAATCGAATGCTACACCAGCTCCTTCAGATTTAACGGGTGCTGCATCGAAACCAGTAAGCATAACCTCTTCTTCAAAAGCACGATCACTAGATTCTACGTCATAAATTTCTTCATGCTCGTTATCGTATCTATCGTACTCTAGTCCAAAGAGAGCATTCAAGCCAGGTAGCAATTCTTTTACTAATTGCGCTCTACTTATAGCCATTATTTATACTCCTTAAGTTCCAGCCACAGGACCTCTGTAAGCGTGCTCATTGATTATTACAACCAAATTTGCATTATCCGCTGTGAGGTCTCCGTTAGTATCATCTTGAACCACGCCAACAATCTTGAGCTGAAGCCCTTGAGTTGTGGCGATTGTGCTTGAGTCGAGCTCTCGAGTGCTTACGCCCGTAGTCGTGCTACCACCAATTCCGTCGGTATCAGCGTTTCTACCTATACAGGTAACAGCCGATGCGCCGTCTGCTTGTACAACAAACATTTGATTAGGGTCGTCATAGATATAACATTCTATAGCGCCACCTCCGAGTGCAGTTGTGCTTGCAGGGTAGTAATTCGAAAACGTAGGCTCTCCGCTGGTATTAACATAGTAACAATGTGAAAACACACCAACTATGTTAGCTGAACTAGCCGCTGCTCTGTTAATATATCCGCCTGCGAATATGCACAAGTCACCTTGAAAGATGCTTGTACCGTATCCGGAAGGATCAATACTATACTTATTAGCTTGCTGTACAGCCGAACCAACATTAAGTCCTTTGTACGGACGAAGCCCGAAGGCTTTATCTACGTTAGCCATTTTTATTTAGTCCTCTAAATAAGATGATTTTAAATTACCGACAAAAAACTAGTTGTCATCAACCGATCTTTTGCCGCCCAAAGTTACACGCGTTTGTCGGTTGGGTTTAGCCACCGACATGGATGGATGTGATCCGTCTCTAAAGTAGTCGTTGTCAACAGCTTCCATTTGTCCCTCAGTTTTGAGATTAAAATGATGCGCTCTTTCGTCGACTGTTTCTAAAGGGATTCGGGCTAATATCAATCCTCCTACCCCAATACAACCTGCGTGCCGGCCATCTTCAATAGTTGGTGCTTCAAAGTCCGGATATTCGTCTGCTCTCACAGGTTCATATCCTTCACGCAATCTTGACGACATGTTTTTTGTGTCTGATTGCCCGCGGACCTCTGTTCTTATCCATCTATGCTTATAGCCTTCCGGTGCCGGGGGTGCATCCAGTGCGGATGGTGGAGACCAAGGTTTTCTTCTCGCTTGTTTTTCACGAGTCTCGGTCCCGCGTGAAGCTCGAGTGTTTTCTTTAGTTTTAGTAGTAGCCATTTTTTACTCCTTCACGTGTCGTGCATACTCTTCTAGTGGCACACCTAATTTTTTAGCAATAGCAACCTGTGATGGTGTGAGTCTCACAGTGTTCTTGCCGCGCCCTCTTTTTGGACTGCGTGTAGCAGATGCCACCGTTTGGGCGGGACGGATTTCTTCTTGAACAGCTTCTCCAAATTTATGTGGAAACTCTGCCCTCATTCGTTTATCTATCTCATCATAATACTGATCTTCAGTTGCGTCAAACCCTTCTTCTTCGGTCAACTGTCTATGTATTACAAAACTGGTCATAGTCATAGCAGTGTCTTCACCAAACCAAGGGTTGTTTTCTGCCCACGCTTCTGCTTTTGGGTCAGGTGGAGCAGCTTGTTGTTGGTTTGTATTAGCTTGTTCTACGGCTTGGTCAAGCGTCATGCTAGGATTCACAATTTCTTCTTTTTGGGCTTGCCTTTGTGTGTTTAAGTTTTTTAGTTGTTGTGCTTCAACGGCCAGCCTTGCGAGTTTTTGTTGTGCTTCAACTTGTTTTTCAACATCGTCCATTTCAGTAGCTGATTTTAAATCTGCTTTTGCTGACGCTGTTTCGGTTGTAATTCTGTTTGCATACTCAACCATATAGTTTCCATCAAGTGCAACGTTTTTAGTTTTTAACTTTTCGTTCTCTTGCTTAACACTTTCTGCAAACTGAGTTGCTGCTTGTTCTCTGCGTTCCGCTTCTCTAAGTTTGCCGGTAAGTTTGTTTATTCGAGACTGAACGTTTTTGCTGTATTCTTGTAGTTCGTCTTCTTTATCTTCCTGGACCTCTTTAACATTAAGTTCAGGAACCTCTTCTTTTTCGTTTTCTAAAACTTCGGATATTTGAGCGCCTTCTTGTGGCAATTCAACGTCAACGGCAGGGCCGGAAACATCTAGGTCCACCATTTTTTCTTCGTCTGTCTTTGTCAGTTCTTGTGCTGGCATGATTTACTCCTCATGTTAATAATTGTGCAGAATTGCTTCTGGGTCTTCTACTTTAGCGATGATCTCATCGTCGTTAAGAATTT